GGCACGAGCGCGTGAAGCCTGATGCGCTCGCTACTCCGTAAAGCGGACTCAACTATAGCGTCTTGCGACGTTATCATCGGTTGATCACCCTCAGCCATCGCTGACAAAGGGCGGTCTCGCGGTGACCAGTTGAGAACCTTTACGCGATATCCGAAACGACCGCGAAACACTCGGCGGAATAGGAAGCCTCTTTCCATAGGGTTTAAAACCTCATGGGGAGAACATTCCCACTCGTTCTTGTGAAACGTATTCGGAACGGATACTGGCCCAACGACTCTGAACTCCGCCGGAACCTGCGTAAACGCAGTGAGCCAGGTGTGTTTGATCGAAATCATAGCACCTGACATATCCGAACGAAGCCAGTTACAGAGGGTCATTCTACTCAACACAAGCTGATTAAGCTTACGCAAATAGAAAGGAGTACACCTTAGACCTCCGAAGTATTCTTCGCCGCAAGATTCCCTGAAGGAACCTCTGACAAAGGACTTTTCGGGATTAACAATAAACCCAGCAGACTTCAGCGCCCCTTTCAGGAACGCCGAGGCCCGCGTCGGAACGACGATATCATCGCCATAAACCGACCATTCCTCTTCCGCCCGGCAAAACCGGATGGAAGCTAGGGCGATGGCACCAAAAATGAGTGTTTCAAGCTCAAAGGTGAAGCCATTACCCATGGAACTGAATTTATTGTACGGCACCCACGTCTTCCCGCCTTTCGGTAGGTAGAACGGGGAACGGAGTGTCTCCAACAACAACCTCCAATCAACAGGGAGCATAAGCTCCACGATGCCACACGAAACCGTGTCGCTAGCTGACTGAAGATCAATAGTTGAAAAGGCACCCGTCAGAGCGCCTCGACGAGCAAGCTCTTGGTTCGCACCTTGAGAGTGTAAGTCGATGCCTAGGTGAGACCGAAGTCTCATCCTGATGAGTCGGCCGACGCCGCGCTGAATAGCGCAGTTAACGGTTGGCTCAACGGCGATTGCTCTTTTAGTCTTAAAGTTCTTCGGTACAAAGTCAACAGTATTACCCAATATAGGACCTTGTGGGTCTTTACTTGGATACCATGGCAGATCCCTCAGGGACTCCACGTACTGCGACAAACCTGGCGTATGATCAGCGATACTACTGATCTTATTGATGCGTTGAGTATAACTTCCCTTGCAGGAAGAAGTACTACCGCCGCCCCACTCCGCTAGACTTATTATTTTGTCTAGTTTCGAGCGATCTAAGGAACCAAGCGTAAACGAGATAATTTTACGTGCATGGCGCAGGATAGCGCCAGCACGCCCTCTCGGGAAATCTCGCCTCAACTTAGAATTCACACGTCCACAATGCTCCTCACACCTTAGAAAGGTATTTAAAGCAACAGCATCGGTGTCTATCCCAAGGTCGAGCGATTCGCACTTGCTTAGCAGGCGAGAAGCCTGCCAGGCGCGTGCGAATGCATGGGGGTCATTCCATTGCTTCGGATCAACAGGAAGTGCAAGCGCTTCGCCGAGCTGACCTGCCCTAAGGCAGATTAGCACCGACAGAGCGCGAGCACCTCCAAGATCCGTCAAGAACGATTCCACCAGGATGAACTCACTGTTAGTGAGTCCGCTGAACTTCCGTTCAGCTCGCACCCTACGGGTGCGTGTGTCATTGCGTGCCATAGACGTAAGGGACTTTAAAAGAACCCTGCGCCGAGGTACGCCTGTTCGAATTCACTGGAAGAAATCCAGGAACGGAACAG